ACAAGATCGAACGCGGATGGAAAGCTGGTCGTCCCTTGGACCCAAAGCGGTTCAACGAGGAAGACCTCATGGAGCGCAAGGCGTCCTACGGACGTGCAGGCTACGCGCTTCAGTTCATGCTCGACACGCGCCTCTCCGACGCAGACCGCTACCCGCTCAAGCTCTCAGACCTGATCGTGATGTCGCTCGACACGCGACGTGGTCCGGTGAAGGTTGGGTGGGGCAAAGACAAAGACCTCCTGATTCCTGACATCGTCAACGTGGGGATGGATGGAGATCGGATCTACAAGCCTGCGTGGGTAGACAGAGACGCACACGGGAATCCTGACTACGCAGACTACACAGGCTCGATCCTCGCTATCGACCCAAGCGGTCGAGGGAAGGATGAGACTGGGTACGCTGTGGTGAAGATTCTCCACGGACAGTTGTTCCTACTCGACTGGGGAGGATTCAGGGACGGCTACTCTCCTGACACACTCCAGTCGCTCGTGAACATCGCGGCTCGACACAAAGTGAACTACATCATCGTGGAAGCTAACTTCGGTGATGGGATGTTCTCTCAGCTTCTGAAACCGTACTTGGTGAAGACCTACCCATGCACGGTTGAAGAAGTAAAGCACTCTATCCAGAAAGAGAAGAGGATCATCGACACACTGGAGCCTGTGATCTCTGGACACAGACTCATCGTGAACCAGGAACTCTTCGAGAAAGACTACAAGAGCACAGACAACCTTCCTGCTGAAGAGGGAATGAAGTATCAGGGGTTCTACCAACTCACTCGAATCACCAGGGAGAAAGGTGCTCTTGTAAGAGACGACAGACTTGATGCTCTCTCTATCGCAGTCGCTTACTTCGTAGAGAGTATGGCTAGAGACACTGATCAAGCGGTAAGACAGCATAGAAGTAATCTTTTGGATAAAGAGCTAGAGAGGTTTGTACATCATGCTATTAATCCTCTTTCTCAAAGGGGACGTAGTGGTCCTCCTAGTTCTCCCAACTGGATCTCTTCAAACTTTGTCAGAGGCGGTCGCTCAAGGTAGCTACTGGTTATAGTACTACCGCGCACGCGTTCATCTATATACACAACCACCCCAAAGGAGTGTAAGTGTCTGACTCTCCAAGCGTATCCACGATAATCGTCACGTACAACCACGAGAAGTACATCAAAGAGGCGGTTAACTCCGCGCTAGATCAGAACTATTCGGGTCAGCACCAGGTGATCGTGGTGGACGACTCCAGCACAGACCGGACTCCGGAGATTCTGGAGATCGAATTTGGTGACCGGATCAAGCTCCACCGCACGCCATGGAACCTCGGTGGTGCTGGCTGGACTCGCAACGTGGGTCAGCAGTACGCCACAGGAGAGTGGCTGGCGTGGCTCGACGGAGACGACGTGTGGTTCGACAAGAAGCTCGCGAACATGATCGCCCTGGCGAACGAGCTAGGGACGAATGTGGTCGCGTCTGACTGCGTGTACATCGACCAGGACTCGAACTACGTGGGCCTCAAACCCGCGCATCCAGCGTCGGGCGAGTACGACCAGGTGTACATGCTGAAAGCGGATTGGCAGTTCCCGGCGCTCGAAGCGAAGACGAACTGGCTGAACTCTCCGTCGCAACTCATGGTGCGCCGCAGCGTGATGGAGAAGATCGGCCCGTGGCTGGAGATGCCGGCGAGCGAAGACTACGACATGCTGATCCGCCTCGCGAAAGCAGGGGAGGACATGGCGATGTCGTGTGCGCCGTACACGAAGTTCAGACTCGGCTCGTACGGACGTAGCTCCGAGGAACGGCGCAAGCTGTGGGAGCCCACCGTCGAAGCCGTGTGGAGGAAGCACTTTGGAAAAGATCGGTGAAGTGATCGCCTGCATCTTCATCGCGTGTGTGCTCTGCGTGCCGCTCGGCCTCTTCGTGCTGCGCGGCATCGGAGCGTTGGTGCTGCGGTGAAGTTCAATCTCTCGTTCGCCATCTGGGTCGCGCCGGTTGTGGCGTTGATCGCGCTCGTGTACTTCGGCTTTCATGTGTACCCGCTGATCGAGAAATGGCTCCCGTGATTTTCTAGAAAAAAATCTGAGACGGTAGGCGCTACAGCCCCTGCCCTCCTTCCCCCCTGGGGGTGGGGGTGGGGGTGCCTACCCCACACACCTTCGAATCGAGGCGGCACACACACCACGCGGCACACCACGCGTCACACTGCGCTGCAACTACGCGCAATCACAGCATCAGCATCGGACGTTGTGTCCGATCAGGGCACACACGCGCACACGCGTTCAAATGCCTTTCTGGCACGAGTGCGTGTGATTCTGCGTGTAAGTGTGTGATACCCCGTTCTATTTTCGGCGCAGGCTAACACGAGCATCGCAAGGTTGACAATCCTTGTCACCATGGTGACGAAAAGTGTCACCACACGTAAACCACTGGAAAGTTTGGGCGATCGCACTATCAGACTCGAGAATTGACACTTCTGACGTGACGTAAACTGTCACTTTTCAGTTTCCTGTTATCCTCACACTTCTGTGATAACACACACTTACGTGATTGGCACACACACTGCACTAACGAAAGCCGTTCGCAGCGGCAGAGGGTAAGAGGCACCGGGAAGCATCGGGTACCTCGCGGGAAGTGACGGCCCTACGCGGCGACTAGGGTATCGGTGCTCTCCACCGGATCTCTGGACGGGATAGCAGGGCCAGGGGTACTCCGGGCATCACCGCACTGCCGACACACGCGCCTGATTGCTGGCGCATTGCCGCAAGCGTTTGGGATTCAAACGCGAGCCTGAGCAATGACCGGCGTTCGCTCTGATAGCGCTACTCCTGAGCGATAGAACGGCGCACACGCGTACCTGACAGCGGATTGTAACGGCCATGCGGGAGATGCCTCGGGCAAAGCCTCTCGGGCGGGGTACGCGTTCGTGGTTTGACGGTAGACGTAACCGTCACTGATGAGCCTAACGAAAGGCGAAACCACAATGAGACGTTGGATTGATCCTGCCCGGTGTCTACACGCTTTTATCACGCGCCTGATGGTCCGCTGCCCGGAGTGCGGTAAGGCTTTCCCGCGCTAGTTTTTGCCCTAACCCTCACACACACGGGAGCATCACACACGCCATGAAACCGACTGGATACGTGATTTACGACGGGCCGTCGAAGATAGACGGCGCTCGCATTGTCGTCATTGTGCTGACGAGCAAATCGAGCAATCGGAAAACGGGCGACGAGGTACAGACGTACATCATCCGTCCAGACCTTTCGCCGCTGGCCGCTGTGCGCGTAGGTGCTGACGTGAGCATCTGTGGGGATTGCAAGCATCGCGGCGACGGTACAGGCAAGGGCCGTACCTGCTACGTCACGCTGATACATGGCCCGTCCGTCGTGTTCCGTCAGTTTGCAGCGGGCAAGTATCCTACCGCGACACCTGCCGAGGTAGGGTGCATGGTTGCAGAGCGCGTGGTTAGGCTCGGCACCTACGGCGATCCTGCCGCTGTCCCGGTGGAAGTGTGGGACGCGCTCATTGCCGG